GGTAAATAATGTAGAATCTCATTTAGAGATTGCACTAGCAGGTTTTAAAAAAGGAGAGGTCAATGTCTTCACGGAGTATGGAAAACTTTTTGTCGAAGGGCAACGGGAGGACACCGAATCCGACAAGACATTTATCCATAAGGGACTGGCTCAAAGAAGTTTTCAACGAGCGTGGACTTTATCCGACGACACAGAAGTCAGGGACGTTGTATTCGAAGACGGACTTTTACGGATCGTACTTGGGAAAATAGTTCCGGAGCATCATTCGCGCAAAGATTATCTCTAAATAATAGAGAATATCGTCGGCGCAGACGGAGAGGTAACTGGCAAAATCCAGTTGACACCTCTCTTTTTTTGTGGTACTATAGATGTATTAAAATAGATTTAAAAATGTCAATAAAACTCGTTTTACTCAAATCTGGAGAAACTTTAATTTCTGATGTAAAGGAAATTTTATCTAGTTCTGATGAAAAACTTTCTAAGTATCTTTTAAAATCCCCATATAAAGTTGTTAGTCAAACTCCCATCATGTTAACTGAACAAGTTGATAATGATGTTCAAGATGTACAAATTTCTTTATCAAAATGGTTTATCTTATCCCAAGATACTGAAATTGCTATAGTACAAGATTGGGTAGTTACTATTACAGAACCAGTTGAATCTCTTAAAAATCTTTACGAGGAAAATGTAAATGGATGATAATGAAAATAAAATTAAATGTCTTCTTTTAGATGTTGATAATGTTATAATTAGTGAAGTTGTTGAAGTTGATTCTCAGATCGGTGACCCTGATTGCAAACTAATCAATCCCTATCTTTTTATCAGTGAAGATGAAATGGTTCCATGGCCAAAAATAACTAATCAAACTGAATTGATGGTTAGATCTTCTGATATCCTAACCATTGCAGATCCAAAACCAGAAATTATTCAAAAGTATCTTGAACTAACTGCCTGATGAGATTTTACACAAACGTCCAGATGGTCGGGGATCACTTCTTGGTTCGCGGTTACGAAAATGGTCGCCATTTCGCAACTCGTGAGAAGTTTAACCCGACTCTTTTTGTCCCTTCTCGAAAGAAAACTAAATATCATACTTTGAATGGTGAGTATGTTGAAGCAGTTCAACCCGGTTCTGTTCGTGATTGTCGTGAGTTCATTAAAAAGTATGATGGTGTAGAAAACTTCAAGATTTATGGTAATACTCAGTACATCTATCAGTATATTTCTGAGATGTATCCTGAGGAAGAACTGAAGTTTGATATTAGTAAAGTTAAAGTTACCACTCTTGATATTGAGGTTGCATCTGAGAACGGATTCCCTGATGTAGAGTCTGCTGCCGAAGAAGTTCTCCTCATCACCATTCAAGACTATTCCTCCAAACAGATTCGTACCTGGGGTATGGGTCCTTTTAAGAACCAACAGAAGAATGTAATCTATCGTTCGTTCAATAACGAGCGTGATCTATTGATGGACTTTATTAACTGGTGGATGGTTGAAGAAAATACACCAGAAGTTGTAACTGGTTGGAATATTGAATTGTATGACATTCCATATCTTGTTCGTCGCCTAGATCGTATTCTGGGTGAAAAACTGATGAAGCGTATGTCTCCATGGGGACTGGTGACCGAAGATGAGATTTATATTGCTGGTCGTAAACATATCTCTTATGATGTTGGTGGTATTAGTCAACTTGATTATTTGAATCTTTATAAAAAATTTACTTATAAAGCGCAGGAATCATATCGCCTCGACTATATTTCAAGCGTGGAACTTGGGCAGCAAAAACTTGACCACTCTGAGTTTGATACCTTTAAAGATTTTTATACTAAAGGGTGGCAAAAGTTTGTAGAATATAACATTATTGACGTAGAACTTGTTGATCGTTTGGAAGACAAGATGAAACTGATCGAACTTGCTTTGACTATGGCATACGATGCCAAAGCAAATTATAACGATGTGTTTTCACAAGTTCGTATGTGGGATACGATCATTTATAACTATTTAAAGAGGAGAAATATTGTCATTCCTCCTAAAGAACGTTCCGATAAGGATTCTAAGTATGCAGGAGCTTACGTCAAGGAACCGATTCCTGGAAAGTATGATTGGGTTGTGTCTTTTGACCTTAATAGTCTGTACCCTCACCTTATTATGCAGTACAACATTTCCCCAGAGACGCTCTTGGACGAGAGACACCCAATGGTTACAGTTGATAAGATACTTGAAGAGCAAATAACCTTTGAGATGTATAAGGACTATGCAGTGTGTGCCAATGGTGCCATGTATCGTAAAGATGTGCGTGGGTTTCTTCCAGAATTGATGGAGAAGATCTATAAAGATCGAACTATCTACAAAAAGAAAATGCTTGCTGCCAAACAGGAGTATGAGAAGACAAAGACAAAAGAGTTGGAAAAGGAGATTGCTAGATGCAACAACATCCAAATGGCAAGGAAGATTCAACTTAATTCTGCTTATGGTGCTATCGGTAACCAGTATTTCCGTTATTATAAACTAGCAAACGCAGAAGCAATTACACTTTCCGGACAAGTTTCTATCCGATGGATTGAGAATAAAGTTAATGGATATCTAAATAAACTTCTACAAACAGAAGAAGTCGATTATGTTATTGCATCTGACACCGATTCAATCTATCTTAATATGGGACCTCTTGTTACTAAATTTTTTAGTAATCAGTCTGATGATAAAACAAAGATTGTTGGAATACTTGATAAGATCTGTCAAGAGAAACTGGAACCATTCATCGAATCTTGTTATCAGGAACTTGCGAATTATGTTTCGGCGTATGAGCAAAAGATGCAAATGAAGCGAGAGAATATCGCTGAGCGTGGTATCTGGACTGCGAAGAAGCGATATATTCTCAACGTATGGAACAGTGAGGGTGTTCAGTACAATGAACCCAAACTGAAGATGATGGGTATTGAGGCAGTCAAGTCTTCTACACCTGCCCCCTGCCGTCAGATGATTAAAGACGGTCTCAAACTAATGATGAATGGGACTGAAGATGATGTTATCAACTTCATCGAAGAATGTAGAGTGAAGTTCAGAAGTCTTCCTCCAGAGGAAATTGCTTTCCCAAGAACTGCTTCAGATATTCGTAAGTATCACTCTTCATCAGACATCTATACTAAGGGTACTCCTATTCATTGTCGTGGAGCACTTCTATTTAATCACTACGTGAAGCAGAAAAAACTTACTAATAAATATTCACTTATCAATAATGGGGAAAAAATTAAGTTCCTCTATTTGAAAAAACCAAATATCATTCAGGAGAACATTATCTCCTTTATTCAGGACTTCCCACGGGAACTTGGTCTTGACAAATACATCGACTATGACCTACAATTTGAAAAGAGTTTTGTAGAACCCCTTAAGTCTATTCTTGATGCTATCGGGTGGAATGTCGAAAAAACTGTAAACCTAGAATCGTTTTTCTTTTAATGGATCTTCCTATTAATGATAAAGATCTTGCGACTATTGTGAGCGCACTGCATCTTGGCGGTGACACCGCTTTATATCAAAAACTTAAACTGGTAAAAGAGATTCGTCAGGAAAATCCTGGCGGACCCTACAAAAAAATTCTTCGTGAGCAATATGGTATTGCAGCATAATGTCAATAGAATTACCAATTACAAAAAAAGACTTAGATACTATTATTGAAGCATTAAAAGGTCCTCATCCTGATCTTTATGCTAAGCTTTGGTGTTATAAAATTAACTACATGAATAAGGAGAAAAATGATTAAACTAAAATATCAACTTAAAGAGCATCCAAATACAATACTTTTTAAGTTCTTTAAAACTGAAGAGCAGGTAGAGATTTTTAAATCTCAAAATTCACATTATATTTTTAGGTGATTTATGGACTTTCTTAAAGATATTGTAAAAGAGATTGGTGATGACTACACCAAACTAGCATCAGACATTGACGAGACTGAAACTTATGTGGACACAGGTTCGTACATTTTTAACGCACTGGTTTCAGGTAGCATATTTGGTGGTGTATCTGGGAATAAGATTACTGCTATTGCTGGAGAATCTTCTACTGGAAAGACTTTCTTCAGTCTCGCCGTTGTTAAGAATTTTCTTGATACCAATCCCGATGGTTA